AAGGACATTATGAGCAATACAGCAATTACGCTGCCCGCTGACATCGAGATAGACTTTATTCAGGTTGCATCCGGCGGCGCGCTCGGGTTCTTAAAAGCCATCGAGTACCACGACAAGCAAATGATAACCGGGATACAGGGGCAGACGCTGACATCCAGCACAGGCGACGGCAAGGGCAGTTATGCGCTCGGGGATATTCACGCCGCGACAAAGGAGACATATGTCGGCATGATGCGCTCTGATATTGAAGACACAATCATGTTTGAGCAGGTTATCAAGCAGCTCGTTGACCTGAATTATCAGAACGTGGAAAGCTATCCGCAGTTCAGATCATCGCCGCGCGGTAAGGGCGTTGAAGACATGAGCGCCTACGAGGTTATGAAAATGTTCGAGGTGGGATTCCTTTCGCCAAGCGACGTAAACGATTATCGCGAAAAGCTCGGACTTCCGCGCATAGATATTGCCGGGCTAACGTGGCGCACAAACGAAGAGGGCAAGCCGCTTTCGCCGTGGCTCGCGCCGCCGTTACTTCCAGAGGGCGAAGCGCCGCCGAACGCCGGGAAACAACAAGCGCCCGCAGCAGTGGCGACACCGGCAGCCAATGCGGGCAAGGCGCGGGAAACCCACTCCGCGTTCGCGCTGAACCGCGAGCCCAACGCAATCGAGAAGCGCGTCGATTTCAAGAAACTGGACGCGGACATGACGGGCGCAGTGGATGCGCTTATGGATGAACTATCCGTGCCGATGCAGACCATGAAGGACAAGATGCTCGCGTACCTGCCGCGCAAGGTTTTCAAGGGCGACAAAACCGACACCACCGAACTGCAAAAATTGAAACTAATCGGGCTGCGGGATTTCGCGAACATATACCGCGAGGGATTAAAGGCAATCATCATCGACCAGGCCGCAGTCGCATACGGCGAAATAGACAAGGGCGGGGAACTGGCCGCACACACGCTATCCGAATCCGAGGACGCCGAACAGTTCGCGATGGTCCAGATGGAAGACCGCCGAATACCGGAAACCGAGATAGCGAAAATCCGAGCGTGGCGCGAAGCGGGCGACTGGAAAAAGATTCGAGCCTGGCGGGAGCGGAAGCTGCTTGAACTAAACGGGCAAATCGACGCGCAAGTGTTCTGGGTTACGGACGTAGTGAAAGCCAACATCCTGAAAGAAACGAAGAACGCGATCATGGCCGGGACGCTGAATGGCGCGGACACAAAGTCGATGATGAAGTCTGTCGGCGAGGTATTTGAAAAGTATATCGCGCGCGGCGACGTAACGAACAAGGCGCTTGCCTCGGCACCACGACTGGAAACGATAGTCCGCACGAACGTCAACAGGGCGTTCAGCACGGCGCGGAAAGCGGCGTTCCAAGAGGGCGCGGCAACCGGGAACTTCCCGGCGATGATGTATTCGGCAGTGCTGGACGACAGGACAACGGACTTCTGCGCGGGCTTAGACAACAGCATATATCCGGCTGACGACCCGATATGGAACAGCATCACGCCGCCGAACCATTTCAATTGCCGGTCAACTATCGTGCCGGTTTACAAAGACGACGTGCCGGAGAAGTGGCCGGGCAAGCCGAACCTCGGAACGCTGCCGGTTGAATTCGGGGGAACCAAGTAATCTATACGGGGTATAAATCCCGCAGACAATGTCGCAAAATAAAAACAGGTGATGCAAATGCCGGACCCGAAAAAGAAAACCAAACTCGAAACAGCCGACCTTGACGGGCAGGAGATATTTGCTACGGGTGAGTACACAAGCGCGGGCGGCGTGAAACAAAAGTATACCGCCGCCGACCTCAACGGCATGGCCGACGCCGCCAACGAAATGGGCGACAGGCTTTCCGCCAAGGTGAAGCTCGGCCACAACAGCAAACAGGAACTGGCAAAGCTGGAGGGCATATTCGGCAAGGATGGCATACCGGCGTTCGGCTGGATGCGAAACTTCCGCGTCGCCGGGGAAAAACTGATATGCGACATGAAGCAGGTTCCGGCGAAACTGGCCGGGCTGATAAAGGCGGGTGCATTCAAATATGTATCACTGGAAATCGCAAAGAACTTCAAGGATGAGGCAACCGGTAAGCTGTACAAATTATTGCCCGTGGGTATTGCAATACTCGGCAAGGAAATGCCCGCGCTATCGAACCTAAACGAGCTGGCCGCACTATATGGAATCAAAACCGAAACGAACGACGGCGTTCCCGACGCTGAATTCTGGTATAGGCGCGATCCCGAAAGCACTTCACCAAACAACCACGCAGGAGGTGAAAACGAAATGGACGAACTGAAAAAACAGATCGCAGAACTGACCGCGAAGCTAGCCGCGTCAGAGGCCCAGGTGAAAAAGCTGGAAGCCGCTAACGCGAAGTTCGCGGACGCCAAGGAAAAGGCGACGGCCGAGGCCAGCAAAAAGGCCGCAACCGACGCCAAGGAAAAGGCGACAGCCGCAGCCGAAAAGCATTCCAAGATTTCCGAGGAACTGGAAGCCATCAAAAAAGAGAATGGCGCAATGAAAACGGAAATCGCCGAGTATGCCAAGGCCGCAGACGAAGCCGAGGACAAAGAGCAGGACGCTTTTCTCGATAAGCATTCCAAGAAAATCCCGCCCGCTCTGCGTTCACACTTCAAGGCGCTGATGAAACAGGCTGCCAGTGACCCGGAAAAGTTTTCAATCGAGGTCGGCGACGAAACCGTTACCGACATCCGAAAGCATATCGAGGACATGCCCGAGTCCGAGTTATTCGCGCAGCACGGCAAGCAGACCAAGGCCGAGGACCGCAACACGACCAGTGAAGCGGCCAAGGAAAAGAAGTATCTCGCGCATTGCAAAGAGCACGATCTCGATCCGAACGACAAGGACGTTTACGCGAACGTCATGATCAAGCTGGACCTGTACGACAAAGACGAAACGGCAAGGGAGGTGTAACACATGCCGGAGAAAAACCTAAGCAATTCGACAACCTGGAAAAACGGCACCGGCTCGGCTATCGCAAAGAACCGTGTCGTCGTGACCTCAAGCACAGAGGGTGAATGCCAGTATCCGACAGGCGCGGAATCAGTCGAGGCCATGATCGGGGTATCGTCCGAGGCAATAGCGGACGACACATACGGCATGGTCTACACCGGCGGCATCGTGTACATAACCGCAGATGCCGCAATATCAATCGGCGACAAGTTGGTAACAGCGGACGCCGCAGGGCGGGTTAAGGCTAAACCGTCCGGGGCCACCACGCAGGGCGTTATCATCGTAGGTATCGCGCTGGGGACGGCCACAGCCGAGGGCGACATCATCCCGATGCTGCTCCAAGGCACTAACGAATATTCATCTTAAGGAGGTGACGAAATCATGGGCAAATACGGAACAATTCACATCGACAAGTTTCTGACGAACTACAGTCTCAAGTACGGACAGGGTTTATTCGTCGCCTCTGAAGTGTTCCCTTTCATCAAGGTGAACAAGGACTCAGACGCATACCCTGTGTACGGCAAACAGGACAAGCGGGTTTACAAGACGGTGCAGGCAGCTAACGCCGAAGCCAACGAGATAGACCCGTTCGAGATCGAATCTACGCCGACATTCAGATGCGACCGCCACGCGCTGAAGTTCAAGATTTCACAGGACGACATCGACGAAGCGGACAAACCCATCGAGCTTGAAAAAGACGCGACGGGCTACCTGACGGATAACATGATGCTGGCGCACGAAAAGCGCGTGGCAGACCTTGCCACAGCCGCCGCGACGTTCGCGACATCGGGCAACACCGAAACGCTCTCTGGAACTGACCAGTTTGATAACGCCAGCTATGCGGGCGACATCGAGGAACTTCTGGACGGTAAAAGGGAAATCATCCGGGCGGCCATCGGCGTTGACCCGACCCACATCGTAATCCCGGCAGCGGTTGCCAAGGTGATGAAGCGCGACAGCAATATCCGCGCGCTCCGCAAATTCACCAATGACAACCTGCTCATAAACGGCGATCTGCCCGCGACCATGTTCAACATGAAGGTGCTGATCCCCGGCGGGATATACGACAGCGCGAGCCACGGCCAGACGTTTAGCGGCTCGTCAGTCTGGGGAAAACACATTCTGTTATTCTACAGAACACCCGGCGCACCGCGACCCAAGATGATGACATTCGGCCAGACGTTCCAATATCAGCCGCGACAGGTTGACAAGTGGGACATGAATGACCCGCGCGGTAAGGTTGTTCGCGTAGACGAAAAGGTAGACGAGAAGGTAGTCTGCGAATATGCGGCATATCTGATTCGCAACGTAATATCCTAATACCGGCCCAGCCGGAACGCAACGCGATTAACAAGGGTCGGGCACGAACAACTGCCCGGCCCTTTATTTTTAAAACCCAGGGAGTGACGGCAAATGAAAGCGTACAAAACGATATTATACACAGCGATTATGATCCTTGTTTCGGCAGCGATAGCCAGTGCCGGGCCGATCAAAGACGTTCATATCCGCGACACGGATGATGACCGCATGGCCGTCAATGAAAACGGCTCAATCAACGTCAACACCGTGGCGACAGTCGCGTCGATTACGGAGATAGCCAGCGGCACATTCAGAATCTGTAACGCCGCGTATACGGTATGCCTCGATATAGATAACGACGGCAGTATGCCGATGAACGATAACAATGGCAGCCTGACCGTGGATGCGACGCAATTTGACACGCGCCCGCTGACAGCGGCGTCAGATACCGTAACCATAGTCGGTTCGAGCGCCACAGATACGGCAATAATTACGGACCGCACGAGCGGGGCAGAGGCAACGATTGCAACCGGCACACATTCGGCACTGCGGGTTGAAATCGGCGACGGGTACGACCTTGCAAACGTAGACGCGACTGGACACCTGTTTGTTGCCGACGGCTCACAGGCTCTATCCGTGGATGATAACGAGGGCAGCTTGACCGTGGATTCCGTGCAGCTTGACACGCGCCCGCTAACAGCGGCAAGCGACGCGGTGAAAATATCTGACGGCACAGAAACGGCGCTTGTGAATACCCATGGCGCAATCTATGTCCAACTGACCGGCTCCAGCGGACTTGCATTCACGCCGCCTATGGACAGCGGCGGGCTGACGACTAAAGCGCAAATCTGGAAAAACTACCCCGACGCCATGGCGCGAAACAATACACAGGACTCGGGAGAAATCGTTTATGCGTCGGCAACCGTAACAGCGAACTGGACATACGCAACCGGCACGATAACCAATATCAGCAGCAGCGAGTATTCATTCACGGATGTTTGGGCGTGGACAAATACCGATCTGGGCGGCACAGCATCGGCGTCGGTTCCCGTACAGATTCTGATAATCGACACATCCAGAGACGACGATATTGTATTTAAGGGCAGTTGTGATATTATGAGTGATTGCCAGTGGCGCTTCAGCACACCGATTCATATTTACGGCGCGTCCACTTTTGAATATTCGATTCGAATGTCAAGCCGGGCCGGGGCGTCTGCCGATCTCGGCTTTGCAATGAACGGCTACAAGGGCGGCTTATAATCGAGCCGCACACACACGCGCGCGCATAGGCGCAGAGGGCAACGGGGTTGAAGCGTGAAAAAGCAGGTCGTATATCTCGGGCAGGAAATGCAGGGCTTCCCGCCGAGTGATACCAAGACTGACGTTATGGTTCGGGGAATCCCGCGCCTGATAGATAGCAAGACAACCGCCTGCCTGGACATAATGGCCGGGCTGTTTCCAGAATACCAGGTCATGAACGATGAATCATATTACATAGGCTCCAGCCATACGCTGGAGTCTATTTCTGTTTTCGATGGTGAAATCCTGAACGGCGACAAGATTTTGATTATGCGGGACATGGGCCTGGGCGACGTGCTGCTTTCATTGCCCGCTGTCCGGCAGCTAAAGAAACGGTTTCCCTGGGCCGAGATAGTCTATGCCACGCTGCCGCGATACCTGGACCTGATAGCAGGGCAGGACTTTATCGACCGGGCAGTATCGCTTCATGACCTCGACCTGTCCGGCAACGACTACAAACTAATCGTGAACTATATCCGCTGTCTTGAAATCTACAGCATTGAGCGGAACCGTGGCCCGCGTGTTGATTCGTTTGCCAAGATGCTCGGCATGGAGATACCGGGCGGCGAGCGCGTGGTGGCGCCGATTCTGTCAGTGGCGAACAAGGCCAAAGCGTCATGGTTGCTGCGGGAAGTTGACGGGCCGATTGTTACATACGTCCTGCAAGCGGTCGCGTGGAACCGGACATATCCGCCGGATCGCGTACCAGAACTCGCCGAACACCTGCGCGCGCTATTGCCCAGGCACACTATCGTAATCCTCGACGTTCAGGCGCGGCTATACGCCGATCTGCCGGGTGTTCTTGATTTAGGCACACTAACAGATACCGCCATGGACGCGGCGGCAGTATGTGCGGTGTCAGACCTTGTTATTTCATCGGATACCGGACTGGCGCACATGGCGGCGGCGCTGGGCGTTCCGACGCTCGTTCTGTTATCCTCAATGCCATTCGACTGGCGATACGCACATTACGGCCCGCACGTTCAGGCCATACACAAGATCGGGGCCGCGCCGTGTGTGCCATGTTGGGACTGGCAGCGCGAACTCGGAAAGCTGCAATATTGCAACAGAACAAAAGACAACGTGTGTATGGAAGCAATCAAGCCGATTGAGATTGCCACGCGCGCGCACAGAATGATAAGGGGCGCGATGTGAACAGACTGCCGATTTCAGTATTGATATTATCGCATAACGGGGTGAACCTGAACGTGTGCCTTGACCGGCTGGCGCGGGAACCGTTCGGCGAGGTGGTCGTTCTGAACAATGGCGGCGCGAACACCGTTGACCGCTCGATGTACGGCTGGGTTAAATTCCACGACTACGAAACGAACCTCGGCTGCGTGGGCGGGCGAAACCTCATAGCGCGGCAGGCGACTTTCGAGTGGCTGCTGTTCCTAGACGATGACCAGTTTGTAAGTCACGGCTCGATTGCGAGGCTGTACGAAATGGCACTCCGGCGCGACTATGATTTCGTCGGCTGTATGCTGAATGAAACGAACGCCGAGGGCATAGGGCACCCGCTGGGCAGCATGAGGCGCAACCCGCGCGTGTATCTCGGCGGCGGCGGGCTGCTCGTAAAGCGCGGCGTATGGGACAAACTCGGCGGACTAGATGAAATCTATTCACCCGCATACTGCTCTGATGTGGATTTTCACTGGCGCGCTGTCGCCGCCGGGTGCTCATGGGGCTGGCTACAGAACCACGGAATCAAACACCAGGGCGGCGCGACGATGCACTCGCAAAAAACGTGGGGCCACGACGCGCAGTACGAACGCAGCCACGCGATACTCAGGAACAGGTGGGCAGAGCGCCTCGATGCGAAGCGCGGATATAGCACTACGGACACAATCGGCGTTGTGGTTATCTGCCACAATAGATATGACTGGCTAAAAAAGTGCATCGACAGGCTCATGGCAACGACGCACGAACAGACGACTAAGATTTATATCCTGAATAACGGCTCAACGGATAGCCGTGTTGCCGAGTATTTAGAATCAATTAACGGCGGCAAGGTCCGCATTTATTCGTCAGAAACAAACCTGCTTTGTGCGCCTGGGCGCGAGTATCTGCTGTCGAAAATGTTCAAAGCTGGTGGCGTACAAGACGTGCTGTTTTTCCTCGACGACGACATCATGATAGAGGACGGCTGGGAGCAGGCGATCAAAAAGCCGTTTGCAGAAAACCCCGAGATCGGCGTGGTGCAGGGGCTGCTCTATGGACCGCGCGGTAACACACAGTCGGGGCTATCGTTTATTTACATGGACGAAAATAACCTGCGGCGAACTATAATCGACGACAGCAACGCGGACAAACATGGCGGCGACATCAATTACGGTAGCGGGGGATTCAGCGCGTGGCGGTCCGAGATAGTCCGGGGCAACTACATGTATTTGAAACTGTTTGCTGCCGGGTTTGCTGACCACGATCAGGCGCTTCGGGCGCAACGCGACGGGGTGCGATTCTTATATAACCGCAAGCTATGCGGGCTGCACTTGAAATCGAGGGCCGCGCCGCAAACGGGGGATAGCGAAGTCGCCGAGTGGCGTACAGAAATGAATCGCGCGCGCTCGGTGATTCACTTTATCCAGATGTGGGGCAAGAACCCGGAGACAGATTTGCGGCGTTTGGGGGAAATAGACGCCGCGTTCGAGGCGCGATTTGGATTCTCGTTTAAAGACGTTATGGAAATCGGATTCAAAAAAACAGAATGGTTGCCAGGGCTATGAAAAAACGAATCCTCATTATAGCCGACACATCAAGCTGGGCGATTGCGCGGAACGTTGACGCGATTGTGAACAGGCTCGGCAATAAATACGATTTTGATAAGGCGCAAATACGCATCGAGATAGAAAAGGACAGCCGGGGATACCGGCACATTTTAAAGGTCGATGTGAGGGCATACGATCTTGTAATATTGCGGACGATATTAAATTTCCACGACGGCGAATATGGGCATGTTATGAGTGCTGACAGGTCACGACTCGTGGCGACGATAGCATCACACCACGGCTGGGGCTATTCCAAAAAACAGTTCATGAGCAGGATCGGCGACTTCAAGCATGTGTTCTGTGTCTCCGACGGTATCTATGATAAGGCAATCGAAAAAATCAAGGGCCGGGATCACTCGTTTTATTACACGCCGCAGGGAGTGGAAACGAATCTGTTTAGAGACACGCCGCACACACAGCGCGATAAGCTCCGCGTAGGCTGGGCCGGGAACTGCGCGCACGGCTGGGAACACGATCACAAACGATTCTATGGGGTGATTATCCCGCTCGCCATAGCCATGCGCGACAAGTATGATTTCCGGTTCGCGGCTCGGAACATGCGCCCAGAGATAGCGGCCATGCTCGACAGTGCCGGGATCGCCCATAAGAATATCGGCTTTAACGGCATGGCTGAATACTACAATGGACTGGACGTATTCCTGAACGCCTCGAAAAGCGAGGCGATAGCGTCCACGACGGTTGAGGCCATAGCCTGCGGGGTGCCAGTTATCACAACGCCGGTCGGCCACGCCAAGAACATTATTGTCAATGGGAAATCCGGGTTTATTATCGGCGGGGAAACAAACACGGGCCTGGTGCGCGAGTTCACGGAATCGCTGGAGGCCATCGGGAAAATGGACGCGGGGAAACTACGCTGGGCGAACAGGTTCATCGCTAAGAATATATATGACTGGGACATCCTTATATCTCATACCGACATGGCGATCTCGGAGGCGCTTAGATAAATGAGTGATGCAGTAGAAGCAAAATACGATCACGCGGAAAGCCCTGTTTTGGTTATTACGTTCGGGTGCGCGGCGTTAAGGCAAAGCGCCAAGTGTTTATATGGTTTTATCGGAGTGCTTGGCAATCACGATGTAAAGAAGTTGTTTATAAAGGACTCGAAAACCGCGTGGTTTCTGCGCGGCATCGTCGGCATAAGCGACAATACGCCTGCCTGCGCGAAGGCGATCAAGCTGTTCGCCCGGATGATGGGCGTCGAGAGAATCATAACTATTGGCTCCAGCATGGGCGCATACGGGGCGCTGCTGTATGGCAACCTGTTAAGGGCTGATGTGGTGCTGGCGTTCGGGCCGCAGACAGCCATTGACCCCGCGACCGCCGAGTGGTGCAGGGACGGGAAAATCAAATATTACAAAGAACATGTTTATCCATACATGGAGAACCAGAAGTACATCATGCGATACCTCGATCTAAGCAATCGCATGATCCGCTGGAACGGCAAAACAGAATACCATACGTTCCGGTCCAGCACACATCGAATGGATCGTTATCAGGTTAAGAAAATCGCGGGCTGCCCGCACGTTCGCCAGCACCTGATACCAGACGAACACAAGCAGCACAACATCGCGCGGATACTGCGGGAACGCGGCGAACTACAGAAGATAATCCGGGCTGCCGTGGGCGGCGAAAATATCGACATAATGAAAGGGGTAAACGGGGCATGACGCTTGGAAACCTATTGCAGCAATCCGTGGGCGCGGAGCCGGTCTGGATAGATTCGGACACCTTGATTCACCAGCTATTCCCATGCACAGATCGCAGCATCGCGATAACGACTAACGACGACTTCGACCTAGGCTACCGCGATATCCGGGCGTCGCTGATTTACAAGGAGTTCAAAAACCGATCTGTCGGTAAGCCGTGGGACGAAACGAAACTGCTCGCCAAAAAGCAGCCGCGATACCGGGCGCGCCGATACAAATACTGGGACGCGATGCTCGACGACATTATCAATAACGGGTACTCGTTCCGGCCTTTCGACAAGTGCGCGATAGACGAATATATCTCTGTGCTGATATGGCGCGACGGGCATATCCTTTTATACAACGGCATACATCGGGCCTGCTGCTGCCTGCTGTCGAAGGTCAAAAACAAGATTCCTGTCCGGGTTATCTATCGACATCCAGAATGGCAGGCGTTCAAGGATTCTGTTCTAAAGTATCAGGCGCGGCACGAAAAGCTGTACTGCCAGTTGCCACACCCGGACCTCGAAACCATTCCGCACTACTGGGATAACGAGCGCGTGGAACTGATAGCCATTGAGTCTGTATACAAGGGCGGGCGCGTGTTGGATATTGGGACACACTGGGGCGCGACATCACACACGCTGGCCGGGCGCGGATTTGATTGCACAGCGATAGAGCGGCATCCTGGACACTTCAAAAAGGCGGATAAGGTATCCCGAATGAATCCACGCGGCACTGACCGGGTGTTCCGTGCGCTGAATGAGGACGCGCTGGACTTCAACCCGGACGGCAAATACGACGCGCTGGTAATGCTGAACCTGGCACACCATTTTCAAGATACCGAAAAGCTGTATGCGCGGTTTATGGCGTTCCTCGAGCGCGGAAAGTTCAAGGAAATATTCTATCAGTCACACAAGCCCGGCGACAAATGGAGTACGCAAAGCGCCATGAGCCTGCCGCCGACAGAATCGTTACGGCGCATTATGACCGCCGCCGGATTGCAGCACTCGGTTCGGATAGCGACATTCGGCAACAGGGGCTTGTACCACATATATTAAAACTACAAACGGGCGGTATAAAACAATGAAAGTATTCATAGCAGGAATCGACGGGTATCTGGGCTGGTCGTTTGCGCTGTATCTCGCGATGCGCGGGTACGAAGTGTCGGGGTGTGACAGCGAACTGCGCCGCGACATGGTGGCGGGCGTCGGCTCGAAAAGCGTTATTCCGATTGCGTCCATGGCGGCGCGGCGGCTGGCATTTAAAAAGCGGTTCGGGGTAAAGCTGACCGTGCATCCTATTGACCTGCGCGAAACGCAGCGGTTGAGAAACGCGCTGGCAGACTTCGAGCCGGACGCCGTGGTTCACCTTGCCGAAAACCCGTCAGCACCATACAGCATGATAGACGCCACCAAGGGAATCGAAACGCAGAACAACAACATCCTCGGATCGTTGTCGCTGCTGTTTGCCATGAAGGACACCTGCCCGGACGCGCACCTGGTCAAGTTGGGAACCATGGGCGAGTACGGAACGCCGAACATAGACATCCCCGAGGGATTCTTTGAAATCGAATACCGTGGCCGCAAAGCAACGCTGCCATTCCCGCGCAACGCCGGGAGCATCTACCACCTAACCAAAGTACACGACAGCGAAAACGCGCGGTTCGCCTGCCGGGTATGGGGAATGCGCTCAACAGACATAATGCAGGGCGTCGTATTCGGAACACACATAGAGGAAATGGGCGACGACCCGGACCTGCGGACGCGGTTTGATGTGGATGAATGTTTCGGCACGGCGATCAACAGGTATTGCGCCTGTGCAATCGCCGAGCATCCGTTGACCCTGTTCGGGGCGGGCGGTCAGAAACGCGGTTTCCTACCGCTCAAGGATTCTATGCAATGCCTGAAACTCGCTATCGACAACCCGCCCGACGCCGGAGAGTACCGCGTGTTTAACCAGTTCGAGCAGGTCTATAACATAACCGAACTGGCGCGCATGGTACGGGATGAAGCGTCCGCGCTCGGGCGACACGCGAAGGTCTGCCACTATGAAAACCCGCGCTATGAGGATGAAGAACATTATTACAACCCGGACCACGAACACCTGCTGAACCTGGGATACGTTCCGACAACCGACATCCGGGGCGAAATCCGGGCGATGCTCAAAGACCTGCTGCTGTATCAGGACCGCATCGACGATCTGGAATACGTCCTGGTCCCGCAGTACCGATGGGACGGGACACACAAAAAGTCTGAAATAATAAAAGAGGACACGGGGCAATGAAAATACTTATCACTGGCGGGGCGGGCTTTATCGGCTCGAACCTTGCGCGGTTCCTACTCGACGCCGGGCATAAGGTTGTAATCCTCGACACGGGCTGGGCCTGCGGGTATGAGAATGCGCCGCTCGGGGCAGCACTAATTAAGGGCGGTATAGAGATACGCACCAACCCCGCAATGGTGGGCTGTGACGCCGTGGTTCACCTGGCCGCGCAGACATCCGTTGTAGAATCAAAGTCCGAGCCGCGCCGGAACGCATACGCGAACGTGATGGGTACAATCACAATGCTGGACGCGGCGCGGAACGCAAACCCGGACATGCGCGTAATCGTGGCGTCCTCATGTGCGGCAGGTGCGGGCAAGGCGGCGTCGCCATACGGCGCGTCTAAGGTGGCAAACGAGGCATACTGCCAGGCGTACCACGAATCATACGGGCTGAACACCACGGCTATCAGGTTCGCGAACGTATACGGCAACCTGTCGGCCCATAAGGACAGCGTTATATCCCTATGGTGCCGTGGCATTGCCGAGCGGACCTTGAAAGCATTTACGATATTCGGCGACGGCGAACAGACGCGGGACTTCATCCACGTTCACGATCTGTGCCGCGCGATAAGCGACATCATCCACATAGATACAATAGGCGGCGAGGCCATCGAGGTCGGCACGGGCGGCAGTATCACAATGAACATGCTGTGTGACGTGTTTAATTCGGTATCCGGGCTAAAGCTACCGCGACACCACAAAGGCCCGCGCAGCGGCGAACTGCGGCACTCCACGGCGGACACAAGCCACATTGCCGGGCTATCGGGCTGGGCGTCTGACGTACATATAGAGCGCGGCGTCGCGGAAACGCTGGCGTGGTTTCAAGCAATACGGGGTATTACTCCGGGGTTTGATGCGGCAAAATAAAGGCAGGTGATAGTTTATGGCGAATTACGGAACAGTGCAAGGCGTACAGGACATGCTCGCGGATTACGCGGATTTAATAACGGGCGATATAATTACGCCTGAAATGCTGACCCGATTTCTTGTGCGGGCGTCGAACAAGATAGATTCCAAGGTATCGGAAATTGCAACCGTGCCGCTGGCAACCGTGCCGGATGTAATAAACGACATCGCCGTGGACCTTGCGGTGTGCCTTGTTCTAAGCCGCGTATCTATACAGAATAACCCGAACTATTCCGAGTGGGTAAAAACATTCTGCGAAGACCCGCTGGAATATCTTGACAACCTTATAAAAAACAACCCAGGACTATTCGACCCGGACACGACATCGGAACCGCAGATGCTGTCAGACCGCAAGGATGAGGACAGGACTTTCACCGTGACGCGCAAATCGGACGGCACAACCAAGGGCAAAAGCGGCACTATGGAGGACTGGTAAACCGAATGATAGATGTATCCATACAGGTTGATGACAAGGGCGCTATCCGGGCTGTGGACCTAATCGGAAAGCAGGTCAAGGATATGTCGAAAAAGCTGAACGATGTTGGGCGGCTGATGATAGGCAGTATCCATAAGAATTTCGATCAGGGCGGGCGTCCGAAATGGCCGGGGTTGTCGCCAGTGACCGTTGCCGAAAAAGCGCGCAAGGGAAAAGACCGCAGGCCGCTGATAAGAAGCGGGAACCTGCGGGCGCACATTACGGCGGGCGTATCGGGCAACAAGCTGACCGTCGGCGCGACAGAAAAGTATGCGAAGTATCACCAAAAGGGTATGGGCGTTCCCGCCCGCCCGTTCATGCTCATACAGCGGGAAGATGTACCGCGCATCGTTGACATTCTGACAGGAGACATCGGCAAATGAGAACAGTTGTTGAAAACGTATACGATGAAATCGTAGCCGCGAAAGCCGCGACGTTCCCGCAGGTGAACCAGTTCACTAAGGGGTACTGGGAATCGACGAAATTAATATTCCCCTTTATCAATATCGGGCGCATCGAGTCTGAAACCGAATCACTAACAATCGGACCGCGCGGCAGCGATGAAATAAAGTTTACTTTGTACATAGAATTCGGGACCAAGAGTATCGTACCAGAACTGGCATACGCCGGGGACGACGACACGAACGGTCTGCTGCATATAGCAGACGCATTGCGCGAGTTCTGCCGGGGCCGCTTATTTAGCGGAGCATTTACCAGGCCGGCAGAGGTAACGGGCAGGCGCACGGACGTAGTTCTGCACCCATCGGGATGGGTGTGGGTAGGCGAGTTAAAGCTAGTTGGCCGCAGAAAAGTGCAACGGCTACAGCCTTAACGCATCGCCTCACGCGCCCGCGCGAGCGCCCGTACACGCGCACACGGGAAAGCAATGTCATTCGTTTTATCCCACTACTGGGAGGTGACACACTATGAGTATTGCAATGGCTGGACACATGGGGCTGAAACAAGAAACAAGTTTCGGCACAGAGGCTACCGTTGACGTGTTCGGGGAAGTCTCGAACGTCAATCTTTCAAGCGACAACGCGCTTCATATCCCGCGACTGATAGGCGGTATCCGGGGCAACAAACGGATTCTGCCCGCGAACATAACCGCTGGCGGCAATTTCAACTATCTATTGTTCCCGCAGGATTTGACCGGCTGGATAATGAAAGGTATCTTCGGGCAGGTCACGACAACTGACCTCGGGAACGGCGCGTATCAGCACGTTTTCACGCCGATAGTTACCGCCGCGCTGCCGAGCTTCACAATCCAGAAGGACTCCGAGGCCGGGGTGTTTAACTATCTCGGCTGTGTGATGGGCGGATTCAGCATGGGAATCACGCCGGACGCGATTATGGAAATGGCGGTTGAGGTCACGGCGCAGACCGTCAAGGAAGCGACCATTCAGACGCCGAGTTACGGAACGCTCGACCCGTTCCTGCCGTTCCACGCGGCGGTCACGCTGAACAGCGCGAGCAATGTTGATTTTGAAGACCTCACTATCGACATCACGAACGCGCTGGAGCCTGTAATGACGCTCAACAATCAGCGTTATGTCGGCAAAATCGTGGCAAAGCAGTTCGATTGCAGCGGCAATTTCAGTCTCGAATTCGGGAACATGGACATCATGCGCTTGATCTGGGGCGATGCCGCAGCGACCGCACCGCGCGACTATGTGAAGGTGCTGGACCTGACCTATAACCTCGTAATGGAAGACGCATACGACGCGACATACGGGATTATCGGCACATCGGCATATCACTATCGTTGCCAGTTTGATTTCCACGAGGTTGTTCTGCGCGGCGGCGAGCCTGACCTGACGGGCGCGGACGACCGGATCAAACAGGACGTTGAGTTCGTAACGCGGTATAGCACGGCTGACACCGCTATGATGACCGTAACGCTGGTCAATGGCGAGTCGGGTTATCCCGATCCGTAAAATCTGTTAAGAAACGAAGTGTGGTGAAATGGCTTACACAGGAAAGCCAGCCCAGAGCGGCGGCGGTACGCGGACACTTGAAGAGATTTTCGGACAAGAATCGTTCGAGGACTCCGGCAAGCGGACGTGGTACGTCAAGTCGTTTCCACTCGGGAACCAAATAGCATTCCGCAAACACCTTGCGCGGCTGTTCGCCAGCCCCGAGGAACCTTCAAGGCAGATCGCCTTTATTCAAGCGGTATTGTTCAACCCGGTTCCCACGCCGTATCAGCGTATCAAAGCTGCTCTGGGCTTCCCGCATTTTCATTTCAGGTATTTGAAACGGATTGTTTTCTTTAAAGATTTTGAAAAGTTTTTGGACGCGGCGCTGAAGGCGAATTACGATATGTCGCTGGACAAGTTCATCGAGATAACGCAGGAACAAAAGGCGGCGGGCGAAAAAAAAAACGATATGACGGCGGTATAGATTTCGGCGGGCTGGTGGGCTCTTTGATAGAGGCGAACCAGTGGACGTTCGCGGAGATCGGGGCCATGAGCATCAAGCAACTGATAATCTATTCGGAATACCTGGGCAAGAAAAGCAAGGAAACAAAGCGCAAGGAACGGACAAAGGAAATGTTCGATAAGCCGATCAACAGGCGGGTGATGTAGATGGCGGATAAAGACGTAACGATTGTAATCAAGGCCAAGGACATGGCGGGTAAGGTTCTAACCGGGATCGGGAAAAAGTTTAAGAAGACTGGGACAGACGCCAAGACCGCAGGCTCGCAGATAAAATCCTCCATGGCCGGGGCTGCGGCATCGACCACGAAGCTATCAGCCGGGGCAACGAAAGCTGCGGCGGCTACCACCAAAATGGCGGCGGCTGTAGCAAAAGCAGCGGCGGCTACCACCAGGATGGCGGCGGCTACGCGAGCGGCGGCGGGACAGGTCGCCGCAATGAGGGGCTCCATTGCTGCCGTATCAGCCAAGTTTATGGCGGCCTCAGCAGCGATAGGCATGGTTGCCCTTGCGCTCAAAAACGCAATCAACTCCGCGATAGAACAAGAGGAAGTCTGGCAGCGGCTATCCGTTACCATGACGGCGCTCGGGGAAAACGGCGAACAGTGGCGTTCAAAGATGGAGGCGCTCGGTTCCGAGATGCAGCGCACGGCGGGAATCGGCGATGAGGTTGTCGGCGAAACATTCACCATGCTGGCCGTTGCGATAGGCGACGCTGATGTAGCGTCCGAAGCACTCGGGGTTACACTGGATGCAATGTCAACCGGCCTGATACGAAGTAAGACGGCGGTCAAGGCGATAGCCGAAGCATACAACGGTAACGCGGCAACGCTTATGACCGCGCTTCCTTTTCTTAGAAAATACAACGACGAACTAACCGAGCAGGAAAAAACATCCGGCAAACTAATAACCACACAGGAACGCGCAGACCTAATACTTAAAAAGCTGAAGGATACTATCGGCGGGCTTGCCACAGAAACCAACACGACAAAAGACAAGTTCACCCGGCTCAAAGAAACGAGCGACGATCTTACAAAAATTTTAGTTGATACGCTTGCGCCGGGGCTGGCCGATCTCGCGGGCGCTTTTACAAATATAATTACCTCAATAAGCGAAACCGTAACGTGGCTTGGAACGCTGCGCGATAGCGTATCCGAAAGTTTTGATATTGTAGTTAATTATATTACTGGCCGCGATGATAGGGTCGACGGCTCAGGAACCGACTGGAGCGGGATGCCAATTCAGGAACAGCTAACGCGCTGGGAGCGCATAAAGAAGGGTTTCTCGCGCGGGGTGGGTGTTCTTGGGACTGGCGCTGCTGTTGGGGTAGCGACTGCGTGGAAAACCAAGAATCCCTTTGTCGGGCTCGTCGCTGGCACTGGCGCGGCCGTGTACAAAGAGGGCGCATATGGCGCGGCAGACGAACGGGCGGCAGACGCCTTTGAGGACCGTGTTAATGAGTGGCAAACAGAACGAGATAAACTGGTGGCCGAGAGGTATATAGAAAAATTCGGCATTTCGAGAGAAGACCTTGACCTAATGGTTAAGGCTGGCGAAGTTATGACGCAAGACGCCGACCAGAAATGGCTTGTAAACGGTAAGCCCGCCGCGATATATGTGCAACGACTGAAGGACGATGCCAAGAAAATCGTAGGCCAGGTTACGCTTGCAGATCAACAGACGCAGCTACGCCTTGAAGACCTAAAGCGGCGCGAGACAGGGCAGGGCGCAATGCCAACTGCGGAAAGGCTAAACTACTGGCAAAGGGCGCTATCCGAAAATACCGGCGACCTGCGCGAGCAAATGTCTATCCGCGAAACGATAGCGAACCTCAAGGATGAAATGGCCGAGGCTACCGAGTCTGACGGTGAGGCCGAGATTGAACGCGCCGAGGAACTGATAGCCCTTGAAGATGAACGCGCGGGAAACAAGCGGCAACACGCCCTTGAACAGCAGCGGCTTGAAACAGAAAACGCGCGGAAAATAGCAGACCTTAAAGACGCCGCAATCGAAGCCGAAAACAAGGGTTTTGAACGCGGCAAGTCCGAGCAGTGGGCCGACGACGACCGGGTGCGCGCCAGTATGCAGGAGGGTTGGAAAACAACGATAGACCAAATCAGCGCAAGCAACACCAAGCTGCATGACCACAATTCGGAAATGGTTCTGACCGTCCACAGCCTTGAACAGCAGGTCGAATTACTCGAACAGACAGAGGGCATTTACAACACGCTCGCTATGGCTACAAACCTGACATACGAACAGCGGGCGCAGGCGTTGAAGGACATCATGAACCAACAGATACAGATCGGAGAGGACGCGGAAAAGGCGCGGGCGTCCATGGTGTCAAGCGCGCGCTCGGCAGTGGAAACAGAAATTGCATACGGCGGGCTTGTCGGACACCAAGCAACGGCGGCACGGCTACAGGGCGACATTCAGCGACTTGCCTATGGAATGACCACGAACTTCGAGGAAAGCGTATCGCTCACAATCAGTATCAACGAGGCGCTTCACAGGATAAGCGAGGAGTTCGGCATATCGCGTGATGCGGCCCTTGAGCTTGTCGGAACGATGCGCGGCATGACACCCGCAGCGCTAGACGCTATGAAGGAAATGGCGCGGTTCAGCGAGCAATTAGACGACATCGAAAAGAAACACAGGAACCTCGTTTCATTCGGCATGAGTGAGGGCTACGCTGCTGACATGGCCCGGATGTTTGAAAGGCGCGTGGGCGAAACCGGGAAGGTGGGAGACTTTCGACAATTCCAATACTGGACCGGCGTGGCCGAGGCTGAAAAGGCGCAGGAAGACGCGAACAAAGCCGCCGAGGACATGGCTAAAAAACTACATGATGAAATCTTTAATGCAACGAGCAGCGCGTTACAAAAAGGCTTTGAAGAAGGGCCGCGCGCCGCCATTGATTCACTCGCCGACTACCTGAAAAAGAAGTTAAAAAAAGAAGCGGCTGACGCGCTGACCTCTGCCATATTGGGAGTCGGGCCAGGCGGTACGGCTCAAGGCGGCAATATGTTTGCGTCCCTACTCGGCGGCGGAATGGGCGGCACGGGGCAACCCTCGAAAGCATCTATCGCAGCGGCAGCAGCAGCGGGCGGCGGCGTAGTTGGACCAG